AACGATGCCGTTTGGAGGGTGACAGGTTAGCGTGGGTGCTCATTCAGCCACCTCAACGGTTGGCACAGTGCGCCATTGGAAGTCTTCAGGGTCCGTCGGATCGATCCATTTTTGCTGAAGAATCAACTTCACTGGACCGGGTGTGACTTTTTCATATGATTTTTCAATATAGGTGTACTGTTTAACAAACCGGAGGTCAGCGGTTGGTGTTTTGTACACGGCGTTTTGATTAATCGTCATGATTCCCTCGCTTTCAACATAGCATCGGCGAACGTGTACGCAATAGAAGCAGCGACTTGTGGTGTAACACGTTCCAGTGGAACCATTGCCTGCATCGCCTTGGCCGCGAAGTAGTCCCTGAGCGTCATGCCGGACCGCTGCTCGGGCAGCGCCCGTTCAGTGGGAAACGCTGGCCCGCCGCTCATTTCAGTGCCTCAACGCCAGCAAACAGAGCACCGTAGTGCTCGGGCTTGATATCGTTGATGTTCTGGTAGCCCAGGCTGGTCAGAACATTTTGAATCTGGGCACCCTTCTGGGGTCCAAGCGCCTTGTAGGACGACATGACGTAGTCAATCAGTCCTTTGGGGTCGCTGAACGGTGCGCCAGTGGGAACTGGAGCCGGGGCCGGAGCTACAGGTGCGAAGCTAGGCGGCGCGGGCATCGCCACCACAGGAGCGGCCACTGGGGCGGCCACTGGGGCTGGCACAGTCAGCGTCACAGAAGCGGCGGGGGCTGCGGAGGTAATGACTTGGGGCGCAGGGGCTGCTACATTGCTGGACTCCAGTTTGGCAGTCAGGGCAACCACAGCAGCGGTCAGAGCATCAATCTTGGCTTCGAGGGACATAAAGATTTTCCTTACGGTTTACAGGGGGGATGATGGAGAGACGGTCTTCAATGAACGCCTCGATGATTTCACGAAGTACGCTCGACGGTTGCCCGTACTTGCGTGCCTTGGCGTGAAACTTGGTGCGTGTACTGCCCGCGACTCGCACGGTCAAGAACACAGATTTGGGTGTGGTCATCGCTTAAATTCCTCACTTCGATGCTTGCAATCGTAGCACAGGTGAGGTACGATGTGCAACAGGTCAGGTAAAAAATTTTGGAGCGACAAATGACAAGCGGAAAAAGAAACGCCCCGGGGGTTAGCCGGGGCGATCAAGAGGGTCTGATTAGGAGACTGTCGGCAACTGCGATCACCAACGGGCCAAGTGTATGACAGCTTTACCAAACGTGCAATCGCATCCGGCATCAGTTGACGCCTATATCCGGCACGGCTGGAGCCTTGTGCCCATCCCACCGGGCACCAAGGGGCCGCGCACTCCTGGCTGGAACCTCAAGCCTAACGCCCTGAAGACGCAGGGCGATCTGCCCCAAGGCTACGGCATCGGCCTGGCTCATGCGTACAGCGGCACGATGGCTTTTGACATCGACGACTGGGGCATCACCGTGGCTCAGGGTATTGACCTCGATGCGCTCTACGCCGCCCCTGACGCGGTGGTCGTCAACAGTGGCCGCCCGGGCCACGGCAAGCTGCTCTATCAGATGCCCTTCGGGTTGGCGCTGCCGAGTAAGAAGATCATTGTGGACGGCGTGACCGCCTACGAGCTGCGCTGCGCCACGGCCAACGGTCTGACGGTGCAGGACGTGTTGCCGCCGAGCATCCACCCTGACACCAAGCAGCCCTACACCTGGGCGGGCGATGGCAACTGGATGCGCCTGCCTACGATACCGCAGCAGCTGCTCGACATCTGGCAGAGTTTATTGGAATTCGATAAGGTTCGTAATATCGGTATAGAGGGCAATGTTGACGCTTCGTGGGAAGAGATCCAGCAGGCGCTCGAGTTCATCAGCCCCGACTGCCCCCGCGAGGACTGGATCAACGTAGGCATGGCGCTGCACTGGGCCGGCACCCAGCTCGATGAGCTTGACCAGGCGCTGGCGCTGTGGAACGACTGGTCGATGCCCTCGGGCAAGTACCCCGGCGAGCGGGAGATCGTCAAGCAGTGGATGTCGTTCAAGACTGATAAGGTCACAGCGGTGAAGCTGGGCACCTTGTTTCACATTGCCCGCAAGGCCGGCTGGGTCCGTCCTACACCGGACGCCAGCGAGTTGTTCAAGACGGTCGAGCAGGCACCCATGCCGCCGACGGACATCATGCAGAGCCTGCGGCCTGCGCCGCCAGAGATGGACTTGTCTCTGTGGCCCGCGGTGCTTCAGACCCGGGCGCAGGAGGTCAGCGACTCGGTGGGATGCGACCCTTTGGTCCCTTTGTTCGCTGGCTTGGCCGCTGTCTGCGGGGTCATTGATGCCCGCACCCGACTCGAACTCATGCCGGGCTTTCGCGTGCCCCCGGTGCTGTGGCTTATGACCTTGGGTGAGCCAGCGGACAAGAAGTCACCCGGTAGCCGGCCCATGCTCTCCCCGCTCAAGGACATCGAGGCTGAGGACCGGCCGCGGTATCAGAAGGAACTGCTCGAGTGGGAGGGCAAGGAGGCGGCATACGCGGGCGCCAAGAAGTCGTTTCTCGAGTTCAGCGCCTCACCTGACGCCATGCTTGGGGGCCAGCCCCCGGCGGTGCCCGAGATGCCCCCGCAGCCCGTGGCGGTCAAAATCACCGTGAGCGACATCACCAGTCAGAAGCTGGTGCGCTCGGCTGCTGACCGGCCTAGAGGGTTGCTGTGCCATCTGGACGAGATGAACTCGTGGGTGCGCAAGTTGACCGATAAGACGACAGGTGAGGACCGCAGCGCCTGGGTGGTGTCTTACGAGTCGGAGCGTTACGAGATGGACCGGGTAGGGGCTGGCTCGATCCATGCCGAGAACCTGGCCGTGAGCATCTACGGGAACATCCAGCCCACGGTTTTTAGGCAAAGCCTGCCCTCTCTCGCAGCGGATGGCCTGTTGCAGCGGTTTATACCCGCTGTTCTGCGCGGCAGCAAGACGCGCCTGGGTAACCCCATCCCCGAGTACATGACAAGTGCGGCAGGGTGGGAGAACCTGCTGCGCTTGACCTTCGCCCTGCCGGCGCAAACCTACAAGTTATCCACAGAAGCGTTCACAGCCTATCGCGAGTTCCAAGCGTGGTATGAGGGCACGAAGCAGGACGAGCGGTTGCTGCATAGTGGCGACGTGTTCATGACGGCCTTTGGCAAGCTCGAGGGTACAGCGGGGCGTTTGATCTTGCTGTTCCATGTCATGGAGAACCCGTTTTGCCCACAGGTTGATGTCGATGTTGTCCACAGGGTGGTCCGGTTCCTTAGAACTTACCTGATCCCGGCTTATCGCTATGCTTTCGGCGAGGTGGGCGGCTCGAGTAGTTTCGACACCTGGGTGACGGATCACATCATCCACTACTGTGACCGGCAGACGATCACGATGTCGGAGATTAAGCGGTCGGCCCGTAGACAGCTTGACGGGGCTGGCCCGTGGCAGGCTGATCAGATGGTGCTCAACGCGATGCAGGTGCTTGAGGTGGCTGGCTGGGTGATCCGCATGGATGATGGCACCAAGGAGAACCAGCACTATGCTCAGTGGGCCATCAACCCCAACCTGGCCCAGCAGTTCGGTGACTACAGGAAAAAGGTCATCCAAGCCAAGCAGCGGCAACTCGATGAGATTTACAAACTGTCAACGAAGGAAAAGCCCCGGGTGTACGGGGTTGACGATTGACGGGGACTTTCCCAACGTGAGCAACTGGTTCAGCCGGGACTTTTCTTACGTGAGCGTTTCGATTTGACCGGGACTTCCCCAACGTGAGCAACCGGCTCAGGCGCCGCGGCTGCTGGCTCAAGGGCGCCCAGTAGGGCAGGGGCCAGGGCGTCAAGCATCCCCAGCACCTCGAGCAGTCGCACCGCGGCCGCATTAGGTGCCCGCTGGCCCGCGGTCCACTTGCGAAGGGTAAACACCGGCACCCCCAGTAGGTCAGCGGCCCGGGTTTCGGATAGCCCGCGGCGCCCTATGAAGGCCAGTAGGTCAGCGGAAAATTGTTTATCGGTCATATCAGGGTCCAATGGAAAGCCCCCGGGGTTGACCGGGGGCAGGGTTTAGGGGTTACAGGGTTACAGATCGAGCAGCCAGGCGATTAGTCCGGCAATACATAAAAGGGTCAGATACGCGATTAGGATCAATCGGGGTCCCCCGGATAAGCCCGCTCATATCGCTCCACATATCGCGCGGCCCGCAGATCCTCTTCGAGCGATTCAATCTGGGCAGTGGCCCGCCCAAGCGCGGCCTGTAGATCAGCGATCCGGGCCAGTAGGCCCGCAACAGTCACATCCCCCCGGGCATACGCGGCCCGCTCGAGTTCATCAGTGGTCATAGTTCATCCTTTCACAATTGGAATTACCCGGCGGGCTTTGGCATCGGTTACGCGGGCCCGGGTGCCATGGGCACGGAACCCAATAATCACGCGGCGGTCAGCGCGGGCACAGAGCCCACATGAGGCGCAATCGACATCATCCCGGGACTGGGCAGGGCAAACAATGATTGTGCGGCCCGCTGGGGTTTCGGTTTTCTCTGGGCAGTCCATGGGCACGATTGCGCAAACAGGCAACCCGGTCTCAGCCAGTGCATCGGCTTCGCCCGCATCATCCGCGGAGAGGTTCACAGTGAACCCCCAGGCGGTCGCATGCCCGGCCCAGTGGATTGCCTCCGGGCTCTTTTTGTGGGTGTAGGTGAACCCGCGGCGCCCAAGGTTCGCCCGGACAATTTGGCCCAGTGCGGCAGGGTCTACGGTTTCCCCTGCCCCGGGCAGGTCTCCCGCTACATTGTGGCGCCACAGCTGGCCCGCGGGCAGTGAAGCAATCGAGCGGGTCAGATCCCCAAGGGTGCCCCCTCGGGCGGGTACTTTGTCCCATGCCAGGCGGGTGTAGAAGTCCTCCGCGTAGCAGTCCGCCCGATAGTGCGGGCACGATTGCGGGCAGGTTTCCCGCTGACTGTAAGTAACGGGAATGGGCCCGGTCTTGCGGTTGCCGGACTGGGGGATAAAGTGATAGCGCATCATTTGCCCCCTTTACGCGCAGATACGCGGACCACATGGTAAGGATCGCCATGAGTAGTATGCGCAGCGATCAACTGATGCGAGGGGTCAAACCTGCGGGCGATGGTCTCCCAGTCAACCCGCTCACGCCCCGCCAACAATGACACAGTGGCGCGGTGCAGTGTGCCCTCGATTGCGGGCATGTTCGAGGAAATCAAAAATTCTTTGATGGTGTCCGCTTCAGCGGTTAGATCAGCGGTCAGGGCTTTGATTTCGGCCAGACGGTCAACAAGGCCAGCAAGGATTGAGGGGGTTTCGGATTTAGTCATGGTCAGTCCTTTTACGGTTACGGGTTACAAGGTGCGGGGCTTGCGCCCCGCTGGGTTAATCAGCCTCGCAGGATTGCGGGCAGTTGCATAAGTACGATCAGTGCGAAGGTGCCCAGCACGCCGGAGACAACTGCGCCCAGGGCGATCAGCCAGTCCGGGGGTTCTTTGCGCTTATGGTTCAAATCGAAGTAGTGCCGGGTGTGCTTGCTCATGGTGCGGACCCTCATGCGTCGAAGGTTTCATCAAGGACTACGCCGGCGGCGCAGAGTGCAGCCACCACAGACCGGGGCAGTTCAAATGCACCGTCATAGTCGATCAGTTCGAGCGGTCCTTTTTGATCCAAGCGGCCGCCGATCAACTCCCGGGAGAACCACAGGCCGCCGCCCTCAGAGCCGTCCTTGCGCTCCCAGTAGCCGTACAGGGCGGCAGTGTCGATGCCCACAATGCCCCGCTCGGGATCGGTGCCCCAGGGGTGCAAGATGATGTCGAATTTGTAGTCAGTCATGATGTCAGTCCTTACAGGTTACGGGTTACAGGGTGCAAGGCTTGCTCCCTGTTGACATTATAGGCACACCTTGACCCACTGGGTCAACAGTCAGGCAAAGCGCCTATATACAAAATCATCATAAAAACCCGCTGAATTATGCACCTAGGGTAAACCCTTAAAAAATGGATTTAAGGGGTCTACAGGCGCAGATCGATGAGGTGCTAACCCACTGGGTGCAACACACCCTCAAAACGCAACAGGGATCGATTTAGACCGCTTCCCGGGCTTATTCGATGTGGTGCGGGTTTGAGGGAATGCTTATTACCCAATGGGTTTACCACTTTATGGGGGTGTGACAACTGCACTGGCCAGGGGGGTAAGGATTCTAGGATTCTGGAGAATCTGTGCCTTTTCAGAAAAGTCGAAAATCGGGGGGTCCCGTGCGGAGTGCACTTGACACACCCCCGCCCCAAAACACTCGTTTTGACCCAGTGGCTCGAGGTTTCGGGGCTTTTCCCTGACCCAGCGGGTCAATCCTGACCCAGCGGGTCAATCTAGCCCTGTGACAATGTGACGGGTTTCCGCAAACCCGGGAAACCCAGCGGGTGCCGCTTGATCCCCTTGGAACCCTAACCCAGCGGGTTTTTAGGTGCCCGCGGGGCACTGGCTGCCCCCGGGATTGATTGACCCAGCGGGTCAGGGTGCCGGGGTGCTGGGGCTAGCCAGGGTGCCCGCGGCCCGGGCCCCGCTGACCCCCGCGGCCGCTGGGGAGGGGGTGCCGGGGTGCCGGGGGGAGGGGGCCGGCGGGACCAACCGGTCCAGAACCAGCCCCCGCGAACCATTTTTTATTTTTTCAAAATCCCATGACCCGAGTGACCCAGTGGGTTCATTGCATCTTAAAAAGAACCATGCTAGTATCCGCAGCACTATGGAACAAGGACATCCTCTACCCGTAGGCGCAGTTGTCGCACCTGCTACGTCTGCCGAGCAATCGCAGCAACTCGAGCAACTTAACCAACTCGAATTGCCCCAGTGGCTCTCTGTGCCTGACCCCAAGCCCCCTGCCTTATCGCCGGAGGCCAAGGCGTTGCTACAGACGCAGTACGAGCAGATGTTCGAGCGGGTCATTGAGCAGGTTTACCGCGGCCGCTCCCTGCGGTCCTTGCTCGAGGAGGACCATCGGTTCATCAGCTACGAGGACTTCCTGCGGTGGATCAAGCGTGATCCGATGCGCCATGAGCGGTTCAAGGAAGCGCAGGAGAGCAGGACCGAGTTCATCGCCGGCGAGATCCTTGAAATTGCCGATGCCGAGGACACGGTAGAGGACGTACAGCGGTCCAAGCTCAAGATCGACACTCGCAAGTGGCTTATGGGTGCGTGGAACAAGAAGAGGTATGGCGAGGTCAAGCAGGTCGAGGTGGCTGGATCGATCTCGATCACCGAGGCGCTCCAGCAGGCCCAGATGCGGATCGTTGAGGCTGAGGTAGTGGACGTTGAACCCAGAAGGTTGGAGAACGAGTCGTGAATCACGTTTACCCGCTCAACGACTTACGCGACCATATCGTCGAAGGGCGTGAATGCTGGTGTTGCCCCGAGTATGACGAGGAGCACGATGTGTTGATTCACAACTCGTTGGATCAGCGAGAGAAGTACGAAGCTGGTGAACTCAAGGAACACTGATGCAGCGACTCAGATACACCCCCGAGGAGGAGCAGCTGCTGATGACGCAGTTGTGGTCGCCCCAGATTGCCAACAACCCAGAGACGTTCGTCCTGTTCGCGTTCCCCTGGGGGCAGAAGAACACGCCACTCGAGCGGTTCAAAGGGCCGAGGAAATGGCAGCGTGAGGTGCTCCGTGAGATTGCCGACTTCATCCGGGACAACAAGGGCAGGTTGACCGGGGGTGAGCTGATCGAGGCGCTGCGCTCGGCGGTGTCCTCCGGCCGCGGGGTGGGTAAGTCAGCACTCGTGTCGTGGCTGATCCTGTGGATGCTGACCACCCGTATAGGCAGTTCTGTCGTCGTGTCGGCCAACAGCGAGACACAGTTGAGGACGGTTACTTGGGGTGAGTTGACTAAGTGGGCCACGATGAGCATCAACGCACACTGGTGGGACCCGTCGGCCACTAAGCTGGCTCCGGCTGCCTGGCTGACGGACCTGGTTGAGAGGGATTTGAAGAAGGGCACCCGGTACTGGGGCGCTGAGGGTAAGCTGTGGAGCGAGGAGAACCCAGACGCCTACGCTGGTGTCCACAACATGGACGGCATGATGGTGATCTTCGACGAGGCCAGCGGCATCCCGGACAGCATCTGGTCCGTGGCCGCGGGGTTTTTTACCGAAAACATCTTGGACCGGTACTGGCTCGCGTTCTCCAACGGACGGCGCAACACCGGGTACTTTTACGAGGCGGTGGACGGCAATAAGCGGGAGTTTTGGAGGAGTCGCAAGATCGACGCTCGCACGGTCGAGGGCACCGACAAGTCGATCTACGAGCAGATCATCGCCGAGTATGGTGAGGACAGCGATGAGGCCCGGGTCGAGGTCTATGGCGACTTCCCCAAGAGCGGAGATGACCAGTTCATCATGCCGTCAGTGGTCGATGACGCCATGAAACGACCCAAGTACAAGGACATGAGCGCACCCGTGGTGCTTGGTGTCGATCCGGCCCGGGGTGGCATGGACTCCACAGTCATGGTGGTGCGCCAGGGGCGTGACATCGTGGCGATCCGGCGGTTCAAGGGTGACGACACCATGACCACAGTGGGTAACGTCATCGACGCCATCGAGGAGTTCAAGCCGACTTTGACGGTAATTGACGAGGGTGGGCTTGGATATGGGATACTTGACAGACTCAACGAGCAGAGGTACAAAGTCCGCGGGGTGAACTTTGGCTGGAAGGCCAAAAACCCGGTTATGTGGGGTAACAAACGGGCTGAAATGTGGGGTGCAATGCGGGAGTGGCTGAAAACAGCGGCCCTTCCCGCGGACAGACAGCTAAAAACTGACCTGACCGGCCCCATGAAGAAGCCCAACTCTGCTGGCACCATATTTTTGGAAGGGAAGAAGGAAATGAAAGCTCGAGGACTGTCATCGCCTGATGCGGCAGACGCCTTGGCCGTTACTTTTGCCTTCCCCGTGGCCCATCGGGAGTACAATTCCCGCACAGATGTCCGCAGATCCATGAATCAGGCGGGCGTTTCAACCAGTTGGATGGGGGCGTAATGGCTAAAAAAGGCGTGTCTCTAAGCGTTGGACGGGGCGAGAAGCTGCCCGTCAGCAAGGGCGCGGGCCTGACAGCCAAGGGCCGCGAGAAGTACAACGCGGCCACCGGCTCCAACCTCAAGCCGCCAGCCCCAAACCCCAAGACTAAAGCTGACCAAGCACGTAAAGACAGTTTTTGCTCACGAATGGGCGCCGTCGCGGCAAAGGCCAAAGATGGCGAACGGGCCAAAGCGGCCCTTAAACGATGGAAGTGCTGATCATGGCAACAAAACCCGGACTCTACGCTAACATCCACGCTAAGCGCGAGCGCATCAAAGAAGGCTCTGGCGAGAAGATGAGAAAACCTGGCTCGCCCGGTGCGCCGACCAAAAAAGACTTTGTGCAGTCGGCCAAGACGGCTAAAAAGCCGATGAAGGGTAAGTGATGCCACTCGTCAAGTCAAAATCCCCTGAAGCCTTCCGCAAAAACGTGAAGGCTGAAGTTAAAGCTGGCAAGCCGGTCAAACAGGCCGTTGCCATCGCATATGCTGTCAAACGCGCCGCACCGAAAGGCAAGAAATGAACAAGACCCTTGCACCCATCAGCAAACTCAACGCCCGTGAGCCGAAGATGTCCGGCGGCGGGATGCCTGACCGCAACAAGGAGACTTACTCCAAGATGCCGGGCATGGGCTGTCACGGCAGCATCCCGTCGGGCACCAACGTCAAGGCCACGGTTGCTAAGGTTCTGAGCAAGATCAAGTAATCATGCCGCAAGACTACACAGGAATCGCCGCTGCTGGAGCGGTCAGCGAGGGCGGCTCGGCCAAGGACAAGAGCGACTCTGAGGTGCTCTCGACGGCCCGCAGTCGCCTCGACATGGCGATTTCTGCGCTGTCTGAGTCGCGTGAAGACGAGCTGGACGACTTGCGGTTCTACGCCGGCTCGCCCGACAACCACTGGCAGTGGCCGGCTGACGTGCTCGCCACTCGCGGCGCGGTGCAGGGCCAGACGATCAACGCCAGGCCGTGCCTGACGATCAACAAGCTGCCGCAGCACGTCCATCAAGTCACCAACGAGCAGCGGCAAAACAGGCCGCAGCCCAAAGTCATCCCGGCAGACGACGGCGCTGACGTTGAGGTGGCAGAGATTTTCAACGGCATGATCCGGCACATCGAGTACATCTCGGACGCCGACGTGGCCTACGACACGGCCTGCGAGAACCAAGTGTCTTACGGCGAGGGCTACGCTCGCATTCTGACCGAGTACTGTGACGACAACACATTCGATCAGGACATCAAGATCGGGCGCATCCGCAACAGTTTCAGCGTCTACATGGACCCGCTGATCCAAGACCCGTGCGGCTCAGACGCCCGCTGGTGCTTCATCACCGAGGACATCCCCAAGGACGAATACGAGCGCCAGTACCCGGACGCTGCGCCCATCACCACGCTGCAAACGCTGGGTGTTGGCGACCAAGGCTTTAGCCAGTGGATGAACGAAAACACGGTGCGTATCGCCGAGTATTTCTACATCGAAAACACCAAAGAAACGCTCAACCTGTACCCCGGCAACGCCACGGCGTTCAGCGGCACGCCCGAAGACAAGATGATGCGGGCGCAGTTTGGCAAGCCCCTGCGCTCGCGCCCGTCTGACCGCAAGAAGGTCAAGTGGCTCAAGATCAACGGCTACGAGGTGCTGGAACGGTCCGACTGGGCCGGCTCGCACATCCCGGTGATCCGCTGCGTGGGCAACGAGTTCGAGGTTGAGGGTCGGCTGTACGTCAGCGGCCTCGTGCGTAACGCCAAAGACGCGCAGCGCATGTATAACTATTGGACCAGCCAAGAGGCCGAGATGCTGGCGCTGGCCCCCAAGGCGCCGTTTATTGGCTACGGCGGTCAGTTCGAGGGCTACGAGATGCAGTGGAAGACTGCAAACACCCAGAACTGGCCGTACCTTGAGGTCAACCCAGACGTTACAGACGGCGCAGGAGCCGTCTTGCCGTTGCCCCAGCGGGCAGCCCCGCCCCTACCCCAGACCGGGCTCATACAGGCCAAAATGGGCGCTGCTGACGACATCAAGTCGGTCACTGGGCAGTACAACGCATCGCTGGGCCAAACGTCCAACGAGCGGTCGGGCAGGGCCATCCTGGCCCGGCAGAAAGAGTCGGACACCGGCACCTACCACTACGTTGACAACTACGCCCGGTTCATTCGCTACATCGGCCGTCAGTTGATCGACCTGATCCCGAAAATCTACGACACGCAGCGCATCGCCCGGATCGTCGGCGAGGACGGCGAGTCCAAGATGATCAAGATCAACCCGATGCAGCCCGAGCCGGTCAAGAAAATCCGCAACGAGCAAGGCATCGTGGTGGACAAAATCTACAACCCCGGCGTCGGCAAGTACGACGTGATGGTCATTACCGGGCCAGGCTTTGCCACCAAGCGTCAAGAGTCGCTGGAGGCAATGGCTCAACTGCTGCAAGGCAACCCGGACCTCTGGCGCGTGGCTGGCGACTTGTTCGTCAAGAACATGGACTGGCCGGGCGCTCAGGAGATGTCTCAGCGGTTCGCCAAGGTCATCGACCCGGCAATCATCGGCGACGACGAGGACAATCCGGCGTTGGCTGCGGCCAAGCAGCAGATGGAGGCCATGAACCAAGAGATGCAGCAGATGGCCGGGATGCTCCAGAACGTGCAGAAGTCGATGGAAGCCCGTGACCTGTCGATCAAAGAGTTCGAGGCCGAGATCAAGGCGTACCAGGCCGAGACGCAGCGCATCAGCGCGGTGCAGGCCGGCATGACCGAGCAGCAGATTCAGGACATTGCTATGGGCGTCGTGGCTGCGGCAATGGAGAGCAATAACTTGAACTCGCAGATGCCGGAGATGCAGTTAGAAATGATGGAGCAGCAGCCCCCGATGATGCCACCTGAAGGAGCCATGCAATGAGCACCGCAGCAGACTTCATGGGTCTCTTGTTCTTGGCCCGCGACGTGGCCCACTCGGTGCATCTGAACACGCGCAGCTACTCTAAGCACCAAGCACTCAACATCTTCTATGATCGCATCATTGGCGCGGCTGACGACTTTGCCGAGACGTACCAAGGCCGTCACGGGCTGATCGGCCCCATCACCTTGCATTCGGCCAAGAAGACGACCAACATCACCGAGTTCCTTGAGGCATCGCTGGCCGAGGTCGAGGAGATGCGCTACAAGGTGGCGAAAAAAGAAGACACTTCGTTGCAGCAGTTGATTGATAATATCGTCGAGATATATCTGCGAACGCTGTACAAACTGAAATTCCTGGCGTAAAGGACACATGATGGAACTCCTCAACCCGATGAGCAAAGCGGATTTCCCCGCTTACAGTGCGACTGCCGGTGCTACTGCGGGTAGCACGACCGCATGGGGCCCTGGCCCGCAAGGCGTACTGGTGTGGTGCGACCAATCCTGCTACGTTGAAGTGGGCGTGGGGGCCGTGGCTACCAGCGCCAGCACCCCGATCCCCGCTTTCACGCCCATCCCGTTTGTCGTGCCGCTGAACACGACCGGCGCTCCTTGGCGCGTCAGCGTGCTGCGGATCGGCAGCACCGACGGTACTGCGTACGCCAAACCTATCAACAAGCAATGAGCTTCTTTGGCCCCGATCTTCGCAACTCGGTTGCCATTGGCCTTGGCGGCATTATTTCGCTGTTCTCGGGCCGCGCTGAAGAACAGGCGCAGAGCAACCTTCTTACCGAGTCTGGCGACAACCTCGTGCAAGAGGACAATGGCTTGATTCTCTTGGAGTGACCTAAATGGCCGTCAATCTTTCCCCAGTGGGCGGCGTTGCGGCCCAGTTCTTCACCAACACCGGCGCTGTCCTGACGGGCGGCAAGCTGTTCACCTACTTGGCAGGCACTACCACGCCTGCGGCCTCTTACACGTCGTCTCAGGGTAACGTTCAGTGGACCAACCCCATTGTGCTGGATGCTGCTGGCCGGGTGCCTGGCGGCGGCGAGATTTGGATAACCGACGGGCTGCTGTACAAGTTCTTGCTCAAGGATGCCAACGATGTCCTGATCGCCACCTACGACAACATCAGCGGCATCAACAGCAATTTTGTTGCGTTCGTCAACCAGCAAGAGATTGTTACGGCCACCGCAGGCCAGACGGTGTTCAACCTTGGCATCAGCTACCAGCCGGGTACCAACAGCCTGTCGGTGTTTGTGGACGGCGTGAACCAGTACGGCCCAGGTGCTTTGTACGCATACACCGAGACTGACGCCGACACGGTGACGTTCACCAGCGGCCTGCATGTGGGCGCCGAGGTCAAGTTCACCACCACGCAGCAGCAAAGCGCAGGCGCTGTTTCGGCGGCTCAAGTGTCTTTCACGGGGTTCAAAGGACAAGTCGGCACGGTTCAAGACCTAGCCGATAATGACGGCTCTAACTGGGTTGGCTTTCAACCTGCAGGCACGGGTGCAGTTGCTCGGTCAGCGCAGGAAAAAATGCGTGATGTGTTCAGCGTGTTGGACTTTGGCGCTGACCCGACCGGCGTGACTGACAGCACCACGGCAATCAATAACGCGCTGGCGGCAATCTACACTAGCGGCACGAAGGGCGCCAAACTTGTCTTTCCGCAAGGCACTTATTTGTGCAAAGTCAACATTAACGGCCTCACCAATAACTCAATGGGTGAAAATGGCCTGTGCATTTCGGGTTACGGGGCCATTCTCAAAGGTAAGCCTACTGAATCGTCTGTGATTTGCGTCAGCGGTGCGGTCGCGGGGACACCGATTGTGCCTCCAATCAGCACTTACGCAAACGGGTTGCGGATTGAAGGGTTTACGATTGACATGACGGGGATGCCCGCCGCCGCGTCTACCTATGCAATTGCAATTCAGTTGAGCTACAACAGTTCAATTGAAGACATCCATGTCATCTACGAGCCCAACGCTGGCGGTGGTTTGTATCTCGGCAATCAAGTTTACACATATGCTGTTCGAAACTTGAACACCACTCGCGTGTGGCTACTTGGTTTTAACAACACCACCAACCAAACCAGCACTTGCAGCTTTTGGAGTCTTGTTGCAAACCAAGTGATTATCAAAAACTGCTTTGATATCTCGTTTTTTGCTCCGACCATTCAAGGCTCGTTGAATCACTTTATTCTTGATGACGCCAACACAATCAACATTATTGGTGGCGATCTTGAGGGGACTGGCGGTTTTGTTTACGACTTTAGAAACTCTACCCGCAACGTCAACTCTATCGCCAACACTCCGGGCGGGTACACGAACACAACGTACTCCACCGGGTTGGCGTACAACTCTAACCTATCTGACCGTCCTCCATTCGGCGGTCAAGGCATAGGCACCTATGGCCGCGTTAACAGCCCCGGCCGCGTGATTCTTTCCGCAACGACAGCCCAAACAATCTACGAATTTTTGGACACTGCTGCTAATCAAGGCACCGGGCTTGTTGCTGTGTTCGGTGACGACGGTAGCAACGGGTTTGCTGATCTTGTGCTTTGCGCTTACAGCGCAGTGGCTGTTGTGTCGTCTAATACTATGTACGGTGCCCCGCCAACACGAACCTACACGTTCACAAATAACCAACTCAAACTTGCTAGGTCAGCCGCCACCAGCGGAACAATTAAAGCAGTGCTGACCGAATTTCTCACCTCCAACTGAAGGTTGAATCATGGCCGATCTTAAAATTTCTCAGCTTACCGGCGCCAGCACACCTCTTGCGGGGACAGAAGTTGTTCCGTTGGTGCAAAGCAGCACAACCAAAAAGGTCAGCGTTGCAAACTTGACGGCTGGCCGCACCGTTGATGTGGCTGTTCTTTTGGCAAACAGCACAAGTGTTGACGGCAACTGGAAAGTTCAAACCAACGCGTCAGCATCTGGGCTAGCTGGTATCGGCGTAAACAACAACGGCGGCTACGGCGCCTATTTGATTTACGACAACAGCGGGCGTTACGCGGGCGGCGGCGCGGCCATCCGCAACATCGCCAACACGCCGATCTACGTCGAGACCAACAACACTATCATCGGCCAATTTACGACTGCGGGTAACTACAAGCCAATTGCGGCCAAAGGCATCGACTTCACCGCCAACACCCCCGCAGCGGGGATGACGAGCCAGTTGCTGAACTGGTATGAGGAGGGGACTTGGACGCCAGCACAAGGCAGCGGTCTTGTTGTGGTGGGAGCATTTAGCTCATCTGGCACTTATGTACGAATTGGACGACAGGTTACTGTCTCTGGACGAGTGCAAGGCGCGACATCTGTTGCTTTGGCATCTGGTGGGCTACTGACAAACAACTTGCCTTTTGCCACTGGATCGTCCGGCACTGGGAACGCTGTAGATAGCACTGCAACAAAAAGTTCTGCGTTGATAGCGTACAGCGGCGGGTCAGTTCAAGTTTACTCGGCAAGCGCAACAACAGCGTCGCCGTTTGTTGATTTCAGCCTTACCTATCAAGTTTAAGGATTAAAAATGTCCTTGACTAAAGCAACTTACTCAATGATTCAAGGCGCTGTTGCCAACGTCTTGGATTTTGGAGCTGTGGGGGATTGGAACGGAACCACAGGGACAGATAACACAGCTGCAATTAACGCCGCGATCGCATCGCTTGGAAGCAACGGTGGCACGGTGTTCTTTCCGACTGGTCGTTACAAGACCACAGCAAAAATAACAGTCTCGACTCCGGTGAGAATTGTTGGCACTGGCCGTGGGTCAAACAGCAATGTCCACAAGTGCGAGATCGTCAAAACTGGCAATTACACGGCGCTTGAGTTTGTTCCCGGCGCGGCGTGGGGCGGCATTGAAGACATCGCAATCGGAACTTCTAATTCGGCGTTTACTGGCGATGGTTTGTATGTCAGCAGCGGACGCATTGACGTTGACCGTATTGCTATTACCAATCAGGCTGGGTTTGGCATCAATGTGTATGACGCCAATTGCTCCAATTTTTCCAACGTCTACATTTTCAACTGTGGGGTTGGCCTGTACGTCGAAGGTGCAACACCACCGGATGTAAACGGCATTACGTTCCTAAATTTTGACATTCTGTCAAGTCGTCAGGACGGCATTTACATCGTGAACGCTATTGCCAACACTCACGTTGGAATGTCAATTCAAGGAAGTGTTCGTTACGGCATTTACATTACAAACGGTGCGCGAAATATTTTTTACGGCACGTATAGCGAAAACAACGGTGCTGGAAACAGCGCCTTGGTCTTTGGCGGCGGCGCTGATTTTAACTTTGTTGAGTTCACCACGGCAGACACTTTAGGCACTGTAACAAACCCAAACAAAAACAATGGATGGCGCGTAACTGGCGGCAGCGTAGTTGTTGGTACTGGCGAAGGCATTGACTTTTCGAATACCACGCCCGCCGCTGGCATGACAAGCCAAGATTTCACGCGATATGAAGAAGGCGCATGGACGCCATCTTTTGCAAGCCTTACAACCGTTGGGACAGTTGCAATTACCGGCCAGTACACATTGGTCGGAAAAATGTGTTTTTGTACGATTGCCATAAACGGCGCAACTGGATCTGACACATCAGCTTCCGTTGCAGGAACTACACGGCTGACCAACTTGCCTTTTACCGGCGGTTCTGCCAATTCAACCATGACGGCAACTAACGGCGCGATTGCAAACCTTGGTGTTGGGCTGGTGACCAGCACAAACTCATACCCACCCGCATGGTCGGCTACGCAAAACGTTTGGATTTCGTTTTGCTATCGAATTGCTTAAATTATGATCCCCAAAGACAAACAGCAACACTTCCTGATGGGCGCGGCCTGTACAGCAGGGCTGTGGGCCATCCACTTCCTGCCCGTGTGGGCGGCGGTGGCTATCGGCGGTGTGCTGTTTGCGGTGTTCTACGAAGCCCAACAGTGGTATCGTAAAGAAGGCGTTCCAGATGTCTGGGATGCGATTGCAACGGCGCTGCCTGGCGTTATTGTGGGCGCACTCTTGTATACAAAATAAAATTGTCGTACTATCGACACTGTACTGGCCCAGTAGACCAGGGATTCACAAGAATCGAAAATGACTGAAGAAGTCCAACAAACCTTAGCGGAAGTTGAATCCGCGCCAGCACCCGAGGCGACGGCCGCCCCGGAGAATGCACAAAACGCGCCGGAAGTAGCTGAGAGTCAACCCGAGCAAACGCCCGAGGAGAAGAAATTTTCCCAAGCCGAGATCGACGCGATGATCAGCAAGCGCCTTGCCAGAGAGCAGCGCAAATGGGAACGTGAGCAGCAGGCCAAACTTGCCCAACCGCAAGCGCCAAGAGAAGTCCCGCCTATCGAGCATTTCGAGTCGCCTGATGCCTACGCGGAAGCGCTGGCCGTCAGAAAGGCCGAAGAACTGATCGCGCAGCGAGATTTCCAACGGCAGCAGGCTGAGATTAACGACGCTTACCACGACCGTGAGGAAGAGGCTAGGGCCAAGTACGACGACTTTGAACAAGTCGCCTACAACCCGCAGCTTCGGGTCACTGACGTGATGGCCGAGACAATCAAGGCGTCCGACATGGGACCGGACCTAGCCTACTGGCTGGGAACCAACCCGAAGGAAGCTGATCGCATTTCCCGCTTGGCACCTCTTTTGCAGGCCCGAGAGATTGGGAAGATTGAGGCCAAACTTGGCTCCAATCCTCTTGTGAAACCAACTACGTCTGCGCCCGCACCTATTTCGCCTGTTACCGCACGCACCAGTGGAAGTTCGTCCTACGACACGACTGATCCTCGCTCAACGAAGACCATGACTGACTCGCAGTGGATTGAAGCTGAACGTGCCCGGCAGATGAAGAAGCTGCAAGCACAAATGAACCGCTAAAACTTTGAAAGGACCGCCGAAATGGCTAATAGCATTCTTACCATTGACATGATCACGCGGAAGGCTCTCGAAATCCTTGAGAACAACCTCGTGCTCACCCG